ATCTTCAAATAATTCATCTTCTTCTTCAGATTCAAAATCCATATCTTCAAATAATTCATCTTCTTCTTCAGATTCAAAATCCATATCTTCAAATAATTCTGGTTCCATACTCTCAACATCAAAATCATCTTCAAATAATTCATCTTCTTCTTCAGATTCAAAATCCATATCTTCAAACATATCTCTACCGCCAGCGTCAGAAACTTCTATTTCATAAATTGTTTCTTCACCAAACATTTGATCAATGTCCCCTGTGGAAATTCCAGATTCTTCATCTTCTTCAAATTCGTAAAGCTCTTCATCCTCGCCTTCACCTTCGTAAGATTCGCCAAGTTGGACTAAGTATTCTATGTCATTATTTTCGTCGTCAATATGTAACATATCACCATCCTTTACTACAGTGATTCCATCAGTTGGTTTCATTTTTTTGAAAACAGCAAATAATTCAGAATCTGATGCTTGTGTCATATTAACTGGTTCGACTTCACCGTCTGTATCCAACATATTTGTGCCCATCATATCTGTTTCATCATCTTCACTTGAATCCCCTTCTTCATCACCTAAATTATCAGTATCATCTTCCTCATCTTCCGAATCGGTAGCTTCAACATCTTCTAAATCAGCTTCGTCACCTGACTCAGCATCAACATCAATCTCTTCTTCATCTTCTTCTTCGTTTAGAGATTCTTTTACTAATGATTTGATTTCTTCCTTCATTGTCGAAGAAAGTATTCCTTGTGCATTTCTTTTTAGAGATTCTTCCAAATTTTTAATTTGTAAAAATGTATCCTCTACTAAATTTTCTTTTTTAGACATTTATCTATTTGTTTTACAATATAAATATTGACATTTTGTGAAAAATTCAGTATTGTGGGTTTTTTAGTGAAAAAATTGATAAAATAAAAAAAGGGTAACCAATTTGATTACCCTTTAATTTTTAATTAAAAAAAATTTTTTACTCTATTACTTCATCAATTTTACTTTCAGTAATTGATGTTATTCTCCAGTCCATTGTATAGTTTTCATAAACCTTTGTCACTTTGGCTTCAACATCAGTTGGTGTATATCCCAAAACTAATTTTTCTTCTTTAACTTTTTTTACTCTACCAGATTCGCTATCCAAAAGATCAGTAGAAATTTTTGCTACAAAATATTTTTCTCCTTGTTCCATAAATTATTATTTTCCCAAATAATCGGATAATCTTTTCATTAAGTCAAGTGATTTGTTACCACTCTCACCAATATTTCTTTCAACAGCCATTTTCTTTTCTTCGTCCAAATTCTCTTCAAATTTCATTCTATCATCTTTATTCAAAAATAAATAAGCACCAGGTGTTGATGGTGAAGAAACTAAGTCAAAACAGATTAATTCAAAATCATCCTGTACTTCATTTTGTTCACCAACTTTTTTAAGTGAGCCAACACCACGAGAAGAAATACCAAGTGTTACACCTTGTCTTAAATAGTTTGCGGCTAAATCACCCTTTGTAGAGCAAATACCTCTTTCGTGAAAACCAGGACTTGTTAATAATTTTAATTTACCAAGTAATACCGGACCGTCCCACCAAACATCAGTTATAATGTGAGATGCTCGATCCAAATCAATCAATGATGATTCCGGGTGATTTAACTCAGATAGAGCAGTTCCTTTCTCAATCATTTTTTTATAATTTTCGGCTTCTCTTTTTAAAATCTTTTCCGGATATATTCTACCATTTCTATTTGGTGTGTTGTATTTTTGTAATACAGCATAAAACTCAAATGGTTTTGAGTGGTCCAAAAAAGTTTTTGATTCCATTATATAATGGTTGTTTTCTGTTTTTGGATTTATATAACCAGCGTCGTATTCGATAAGAATCCCTTTTCCAGTTTCGTTTGGTCCTAATATTCTCATATTTAATTTTATTAATAAATACTAAACTAATTCCGTTTTTACTTTTATTGGTTTAGAATTTCCATTTTTAGTTAAATAAAATTTAAAGTACTCGTTTCCAGAAAAAACATCATTGTAAATTTCTTTGGTTAATTTCTTTAATGATTTTTTTAATTTTGTTGATTTAAAATCAATTTCGTTAATTAAAAATAAGTTGATTTCAAGATTCATAAATGATTTCTTTTTTAACTGTAATCCACTTGTTCTTAAATCTAAATCAACAATAAATTTATTGTCAAATAAATCTTTTTCAATGTTTTCGTAAATTGAATGTTTTACAGCTCTTGTTAGATTTAACACAACTCTTGTCCAATTCTCAACTTCTGTTTTTGGTTCTACCCAGGTTTGAATGTTTAAATAAAGTGATTTAAATTCTTTTGAGTCTACGGTTCCGTAATGGACTTTACTTGTTCGGAATCCGGTTAATTTTGCGGTTTTACCCTTTTTCATACTAATTTTTCATACTACTATCGTTTATTTTTATTAATATTAGAAAAAACTTATATATTTATCAAATAAATCGTAAAAATATGTTAATAGTAAATGTGGATAAGAGGGGTGGTATTGAAAAGGCCCTAAAAGAATTAAAAAGTAAGGTAATTAAAACAAGGCAAAATTCATTATTAAATAATAGAAAAGAATTTACAAAAAAATCTGTAAGAAAAAGACAACAAAAAATTAAAGCAATATATGTTCAAAAAACATTTAAATCAAACAATTAAATTGTTTTGTTTAAATTTTTAAGTTTTATATAGTTAATCTTATCAAAATTTTCACTCTCAACTTTTTTGATTGTTTCGTTAATTGTTGTTTTAACTTCATTATCCGACTCTTCATCTAACATTCTTTGTAATCTGTCAATAACATTTTCTTTGATTACCTCAAATTCAATTTTAAGTTTTTCATCTTTTTCATTTAAGATTTTAATAACTTCTTTTTTGTCGTTTTCAGAAAGAGTTTCAATATAACTTTCTATTGTTTTACTAGCAACTTTAAACATTTTATCAATTGGAACATTAACTAAATCTGTATCCTCAACAATCTTATCTTTTTTAATTGTTTCAAGAATAACATTTTTTCCTTTAATTTTGTGTTCTAATCTTAATATATCATTTGAAAAATAATCGTCAATTACTTGGTATTCATTTTTAGTTTTAATATGACCAACCCACATCTCAAGCTCTTTAATCTTTTTTGGGTTAATTTTATTTATTGTATTTTCAAATAAAATTTGCGATTGATTTAAAAATTCATTTGCATAATTTTCATTCAAACCTTTATTAGTTGACAGTTCATCATATAAATAAAATAATTTTTTTATATTTCTATCACTTAATACAAGTTCGTTAAACACACTCATATTAACTTTAAATAAATCTTTATTCTTATAAGACTCACTTAAATATTTTTCTATTCTAGATTTAATTAAACCAAATTTCATAACTATTTTTTATTATAAATATTAGTCACCTAACAATTTTAACAATTCATCTTCAATTGACCCCAATGAATTTTTTCCTTTTGATAAATCAATATATGAATCACCCATTAAATCATCACTTTCTAAAAGTATATTTAAATTATCATTTTTCTTTTCTTCCGGTAATGTTTCACCTCCTGGTGCTGGCGGTGGTGCTCCTCCTGCTTCTCCTCCCGGTGGTGGAGCCATTCCCATATCACCTCCCGGTGGTGGTGCTGGTGCGGCAGCTCCTACTTGTGTTGTTCCAGTTACTTGTTTGTATAATTTATCAACAGTATCAAACAATCCTGTTTTTGTAATTATTGTTGCCGTATTATCTAATTCGGCAGATACTGCTCTTTCTAATCTTATTTGTTGTATATCAAGTTTAATATCTTCATCAGAAAAACCAAATATATGTTTCTTAGCCCAAGTAGCAGAGGTGGCCTGTAATGATTTTGGGATTTCAGCAACAAGTTCTTTATATAACGCAACTTTTTCTTTCCAGACCTCAACCATTAACAAGTCAGCTTGTTTTGATGGATTTGTAAGACCTAATGTAAAATTCTGTAATTCGTCCTCAAACCCTAATAAAAATAAATGAATGATTGCAATTTTATTTAATTCTGAAATTACACTTTTTTGAATCTTATTTATTGTTCTAGCAAAACGAATATCCAGTAATGCCAAATTTTTTCCATCACCAAGGGCTTCCTCAAAACCAAGATATGCTTTTGGAATACGAAGTGCTGTAACAAGTTTCTTTTGAATATACTCAATATCGGCAATTTCGGACATATTTTGTCCACCTGGTAAAGTATCAATTGGGCTTGGTGCGGCAGGATCTCTCACGGGGACAAAATAATCTTGGTCAACGGCC